AATAATCTTTCATGTGTGTTAATTAAGTAAGGCGGCTTTTACACCGCCTTATTATTATTACTTAACTGCCATTTTTACTACTGAACTGTTCATCATCAGTTTAGCAAATTTGCTCTTATTACCATTTACAATCTCTTTAACCATGTAATATCTTAGGTCATCAGTAAATGCATCGCAGTCTGTAGTTAGTTTAACCAAACGGTTAATCATTGCATCACTTACAGAGTGGTTCTCTGCATGAGTAAGAGAATAGTTAACAATACGAGTTGCAATTACACTAGAGATATCTGCTCTAAATGAGTCTCCCTGACCTACAGCAGAGTTCAATGCACCAACTACATAAGCTTCATTAGGATTAGTCATGATATCTTGCGGAGAGATAATCTTGTCCATCTTGTTATTAATAAACATAGTGAACATAGTAGATGTCTCTGCTCCAACAGAACCCTCACCAATCATTTGAATCAATGGCAACTGCTCTTCAAACTTCTCAATAGAACTGATAGAGTTAAAGAATGTAGTAATTGCTCTTGGATTGACAGAACGAGTTACCACCTCTGGGTGCATCAACATGAAGTTAATACATCTGCCATCAATGTTAGATTTCTCTGCCCATTTAGCCCATACACTAGAATCAAACTTTACATCAACAGAAATAAAACGAGTCTTCTGAGCTATGTCAAGAGAAGTTACATTATACTCACCATTGTCTGGGTTAGTAGTCAATACAATATGCCAGTTCTTTGGTAGCTTCCATGAAATATATTCTTGACGGTCAATCAATTCCATTGTTGCTTGCATAAAGCGGTGCATTATGTTATCCTATAGGCTCTTTATCCTATAGTTCTGTGTCTTTATTATTAGATTATACACACAGTTCAGACTATATCATCACATATTTCTATGTGTTCCGCGCTCTTGGTGTTTTACTGTCTGTTCTAGACTCCATACACTAGTCGTTGCACCTTCCTTACATCCCTGTAAGGCTTGGCTCAGGATTGTCCATCTCTGGAGTTTCCCTGAATTCACGGAATTTTTAGCGGACCAACCACTTTATGCTTTTTTCCACCTATAACCACCAGCTGTTAAGTCTTTTGATATTGCTCTATTAATATTAGAAATACCAAGTTCTTTACTTGCTTGAGTTATAGACTCCCATTTTTTGATAAAAATATTATCAGTAGTATATTGTAATACTGGTTGCAGTTTATATTCTTTCAATCTATATAACATGTTAATGTTATGAGTAAAAGACCATATAAATCCTCCAGCAGAAGATGTTGTACCATTACAAACTGCTTTTATTCCACTTATGCTTTTAGCATAAATTGATCTTGCAGCTTCTGTTAGTGAAGCAAAACTTTCAATATATTCACCTGTTTCAAGTGAATACTTATGTACTGTCTTCAGATTATGGGGTTTTAAACCATTTGCATAAGCTCTTTTTTTAGATTCACTTAATCTCTTTTTATATATGTCATCTCTTACTAAAGTTTGTGGATTTAGTATGTGATTTATATATGGATTTAGTGTACTTATATAATGAGCTTCTCTTTCAATTAAAATGTCATCACTGCATTCTTCTACAATAGTAAAGTAAATTTCTTCTTTACCATATTTATTGTATAAGTTTTGCATTGTTCTGTTATGATGTTTTAAACATTCAAGAGACCACAAATGATGTTTTAACCTGTAACCAATATTACAAGAACTACCAATATACTCTTTATCATTAATCATAATTTTGTAGATTCCTACACGCTTTAAAGCAGCTTTAAGTGTTTCTGTATTTAACTTTTCCATATAACAAAGATAATTAAATTACTCACTCTAACACTATTAGACTGCATTTTTTGTTAATCCGCTCGCGTATAGTCATCAAGAATCAAGAAGCCACCTTCACCCTGTCCCTGAATCCACTCAGGAGAAGCATGAGACATTCTGCTTTGACTTGTAGGTCTAAATCCACCTTTGATATAAGTATCAAGCAAACTCTCTTGTATCCATTTCTTAGCTCCATCTTTGTTCTCAACCTCAAACTCTTTGAACGGAAAACCAACCAAATCACCTAACTCCTCAATCTGACTTAGATTAAGTTTAATTACAGCCATGTCAAGCTCTTTTGCAAGTTGCAGGATAGAAGAAGTCTTACCAAGACCTGCCTCACCCTCAATATTAACAGCTACAGGAACTTTACCCTGAGCTTGAATAAACTGGTTGTTAACAACCATGTGATTTATAAAATTTTTCAGTTCATCAATGTTTAATTTTACTTGAGCCATTTTGTTTGTTTTTAAAGTTCTAACTTAATTACTTTGCCAGGAAGGCTATCATTCATACTTGATCTTTCAGACAGAACCCATAACACTGGATTCTTTGGTTTTACACTAGCACTACATTCACCATCAGTAAAATAAATAAGGCTTGTATACTTTCTAAGGTTTGCATTATAATACTCTAATACTGGGTCAAACTCAGTACCACCACGACCATGTACTTTTATCTCATCTTTACCATTGTATGGTTCTATAGATCTAATAACAGTATCACATTGGATAATAGTAATATCAACTCCGGTCTTATGGATGTGTTGCATCTCATTCATAAACTCTTGAAGTTCATCATTACTCACTGACCCAGAAGTATCTATACCAAGAAGCATATGCTGTTTCATCTTAATCTTAAGACCTGGATTATCAGAATATCTCCTGTTCTCCTTTCTGCGTATCTTCTTAGTAAACACCTTTGTGCTATTTCCAGTAAACCTCCTAATATATCCACGCCAATCAAACTTAGGTGGGATAATTTCATTTGCTTTAATTAGAAAGTCTTGAATATGACCAGGTACATTACCCCTTTTCTTAGCAGTTTGTTCTGCAACTTCATTAAGAAGAGTAGCTAACTGCTTTTCAATAAGCTTTTGCTCTGCTTCAGGTAAGTTTTCAAACTCCTCCCAAGTACCATGATTAGGCATGTTTACTTCCTTATCACCCATAGGCCCTCCAGATATTACAACAGTAATTGCACCAGCTTCCATAGCATCACATAACTTATCAAAGTTAGAGTCACCTGAGCTACCATTCTGTTGCTTTTGCTGTTGAGCTTTCTTCAGCTCATCATAATAATACCTAGTACCTGCTTTTCTCTGTAAATTCAAATCAGGATAATCATCTATATTAATACCACCTTCAGGAAGAAACTCGTCATCAATATATTGATTGATCTCCATATCCATTGCAATGTTTGCCATTCTCTTATCCTGAAACTCAAAGAATTTACTCAAATGAAAATATGCAATATGCAATAACTCATGTTTCAGAAGACCCAGTCTGTGATTATCAGAAAGATTAGTCCAGAAGTCTTCATTAATAGCAAGCTGATAGTTGATACCATTCTTACTAACACCGGCTGTGGGAACTCTTTTATCCCACACCTTATTTAGCATAATAAGAAAGAACCCATAGAATGGCTCTTTCCACATCAAGTCTTTACTTGCCTTTGCAAGTGTTGCTGCTTTACTCATTGTTCTTTGAGTTTAATATCAATAACCATTTTGTCTGTAGGGTAACCCATACTCTCAAGCATTCTTGTAAGTTCTCCAACATGTCTGTTTAGAGTTAGCTCAATTGCATCCTTACTAGTTTTCAAATCTATCATAATTTGAATTGCTCTTGCATAAGTTAAGGGCCTCTCAATATTTATATGCTTCTTAAGTACAGCAGTTGCCTTGGGAGCATTTGTCTTCCACTGGTCAATAGTATACTTAGAAAACTTATAGAAGTAAATCAGATATCCAACATTGTCACTACTAAATTTAAAAGCCTCAATTGCAGCAAAACCTATTGTTGCATTCTCCTGATCTGTAGATAGCAACATAGTCATTACATTCTCAGCTTCTTCTTTGCTTATTTTCATCAGTCTTCAATTTTAATTGTTCTAATCATCCACTCCTTTGGACTGTTAATGTTATCAATCCATTCTTTTGCACTAGGAATATATCCAAAGCAATCCTCCTTTACATGTTGTTCACCTATGTATCTGGTATATACTGTTTTACCTATAGAGTTAATAAAGCTAACTCCAAAAAGTCTTTCCAATTCAAATATACCTTCACTGTGATGTCTAAACATTCTATGCATGCTATTTCCTAACCAAGCTTTAGTAGCATCAAACCATTCATGATACTTTAAATACTCTTCAGGTTCTCCACCCCATTTCCGGGCACTAGATTTAGCATGTTCATACGGATGTGCCATTATAAAGAACTTATTTGTTCAAGTGCGTCTTCTTTTGCCTGTTGATAACCTTCAGCATGTGCTTCTTGAATTAAGTCTTCAGCATATTCAATTATCTCTTGCTTTAATTCATCTGTCAGAGTTTGAGTATCCAAATTCTCTAACCAAAATCTAAAATCATCCATTAGTTTTTTCTGTTAGTTTACCTTCATGAATATGATCAATAACATTATTTACTCGTATACTATTGTTTATTCTATAGTCACCAGAGGGAATATGTATTACTACATAACCAAAACCACCTTCTTCATTCCACCAGTCTTCTATATTATCTAACAAAGTTCTATATGCATAATTCTCTAACTGTGCATATAAAGATGAATCAAGTTTTTGTAAATCATTATTGTAATCAATACCATGATCGTACATCTCTTCTAATGTATCAAGATCATCAATCATTTTTTCTGTATATGTAATTTGTTCTATTTGCCCAGAGTCTCCTCCGCCATCATATGATATAAATATTCCACCAATACCCTTATTGGCCAACTCAACTAAGAGGCCTGTTACTTCTATTTCTGTCATAATTACTTTGTTTTGTAAAACCTACCTAAGATGTTACTATTCAAGTATTCATCCTTCTCAAGAACCTCATACATAAATTGATACTTAGTCTCTTGATATGTTAGCTCAGTTTTTGAGTTACATATACGGAGAATCTCTCTTTTAACTTCTCCTCCGGACTTTGCAAATTCTTTAAGAGTCTTGTTACTGCTATAGTAATTCATAAAGTCAGGCTTTAATTCATGCCTATACTTCTTGAGTCTCTTATCAGTAACCATAGCCAGAGCTTTTTTGCCAAGAGGTCTTTTGACATTAGCAAAAAAGTTTTTCTTACCCACATATAAAACTAATTTTTCATCTATAATAGCAGCCATTATATAAATAAATCCTACTGCTCCATCTGGAATATCCTGTATTGTAAACTCTTTACCCTCAAATATCCAACTCATTTCTTAAGTGCATTAGTTAATAATCCATGTAGTTTTTCTTTTACCTTTTGTATACCAAAATCTTTTACAGAGTCAGATAAGTCCTTGGACATATCCAGCACTATATAGCTAAGTCCATATCTCTCCTGATATTTCTGAGCAGCAGCAATACCGGCTTCATCATTATCAAACAGGACACATACTCCACCATACTTCTTCTTAAAAGACTTAATATACTGTTCTGGAATCATAGTATTCTCACTGTCTGGTGCAACAGACTCTGCATTCTTGTATCCAAGCTTAGCAAAGGCCATTAAATCTTTTAGTGAGGATGTAATAATCAAGAACTCTTTCTCATACGTCAACTGATCCAGACCCTGGATATAGTTTTGTACTTTGATAAATTTCTTGTTTGGATTGTTAGGAAGATAGATTTTGTATAGAGTACCATCATTTCTAAAATAACCATAGATATGATTACCTCTAAATGTTATCTCAGATACTTTACCATCTTCTTCTTTCTGCATTGTAAAATATGAAAGCCCAGAGACATTATATTTCTCAAGTAAATCAGAATTAAGTTTAAACTTCATCCAAAACTTACCGTCAACATTTGTCCAGTGTCTCATTTCATAATCACTTACCCTATACTTTGATTGAATCTTGTATTCATTAACAGAACAATAGTTATTGTCCTTCAGAAACCTTTCATAATCAGAACATATCTTGTTGATTGCCGTAGCATAAGTTATATTAAAGAGTTCACTGACTAGTGTTACCTTGTTACCTTGTTTGCCTGATGAGAAGTCTTTGAACTTATACTCATTATTTTCGGCTTTAAAGTAAACAAACATTGATGGTGTTTTCTCTGTCTTAAATACAGAGTGAATCTTTACATCTTGACCTGTCAGTTTCTCACTTAATGAAAGATAATATTCAAATACCCATTCTGCTGGGACATCATTAATACTCCCAATAATATTTTTTGTAGAAATCATAACAGCAAGTTTAATAATAAAGGGGGAGCTATTTCTAACTCCCCCTCAACTATTAGTCAAGAGAGAAGTCAGAGGCAACTCTAGGTGGTACATCCATATCATCACCAAATGATTCTACAGGACGTACTTCCATTTTCTTAAGGTGTTCAGCCTCATCATATTGAAGAACTTTACCACCTTTAGGAGCAAAGGCATATCCATCTTTGGACCCTTTTGGTAACCACATATCGTAATTTGTGTAGCCACCTTTGCCTTCATACTCTTTACCTGCTACACACATCTCCAGATACTTATCCTTAAATGGTGCAGTATTATTAAACGCTGCAACAAACTCTTCAATAGAGTCATGCTTGTTATCTTGGCTCAAGAACCAGTCATTAATATCCAAAGACTTACACAAGTTCTGTAAGAAGATTAGGATAGACCTATCTCTTTGAATCTTAATACCGGATTTAGTTTCACCGTCAGCATATGCATACTGAGATGCTTTCACCCTACCTATTTGACCTGCATAGTGACCCTTGCTTTCATCATCTTTGTCAATCATGAAACCTTCAAAACCATCAATAGGTTCAGTTTCTACATTAATAATCACATGATATGCATTTGCAATGAATTTGAATTCCTCAAGTGCTACACTATTAATCTTTAATGTATGATTTCCTGGTGCAATTGTCTTAGGTAGTCCACCGCCACCTTCCTTTACTAGGTCTGTTGTGCTTAAAGCCATCTTGTTTGTTTTTAATTATTAATCTACGAATACTTTGTCCCAGTAAGTCTTATACTCACCAGTCTCATCAATTTCAGAAACCACAATTTCTTGATCTCTCAAATGCTCTGGTCTTGCACCACAAGAGATATCATCATTAGTCTTGAAACTAAGGATATTCTTATCTCCCTTTCTATACAAGTAACCAATAGCATCAGAGTTAGAAGTTGTTATTCTCTTTAACTTACCTGTCAGATCTAGGTCAAGTGCATTAAATGTACCACCTGCCTTTTCTAACTGAGTATCTTTTACGTGACCAACAAAGATCACATAAGGAGCCCAAGTTAGAATGTAATCAATCACCTTAGTGAAGGCTTGTCTTGTCCAATAATAACCAGCACCTTCAGGTAGGCCAAGAATAGTTCCATACTTTTCTTTACCACCACCTGGATTAAACCAGTTCTTACCCATTGGACTTTTAGAATAAAGCACTTCAGCATAAGGTACTACCATCTCTTCCAATGCAGTGATTGTATCTACTGCAATGTACTTGTATGGATTGCCTGCTTCTTTGATAGCTTTTCCAATTTCTCTGATTTCTTCAAAGCTACTGGCCTCTACCTTCATAGAGTTAAGATACTTAGTACCTCCTTCTAAGTCTAAGATTAGACAGTTGTCAAGAGTACTCAACAAACTTGTCTTACCTATTTTAGGCTTAGAAAAGATAATCAGATTCACAGGGCTCTTATGAGTAGGAGCTTGCTTTGTTGTTGGCAATACTATTCCCATAACTTAAGATTTGATAATTTCATTTAACCATGCTTTCTGACTCACTGGTTTCTTTAACAAGATTGCAGCAAGATCTCTAATAGTCAATTGACTGATAGGAGAATCAGAATCTGGATCCATTATCTCTTCAAAGTCAGGAAACACACCTGTCTCTGTAGCATCCTGTGGTTCAAACTCAATCTTAACAAGTTCTGATACAGGAATCAAATACCTAAATTGACCTGTTGCGGTCACTTCAGTTTTGTCATACTCTTCTTCATAGTGAGGATTATGCCTCCACTTGTAAAGAGTTCTGTTTGGGTCTTCAGGTTCAAGTTCAATACTTGTAAACTCCGTGTAGATGTCCTTACCTTTCTTGATCTCACTTGGAAAGAAACCAATATGTTGTTCACTCTTTCCTTTAGGAACATAAGCACACTTGGGAATAAACAAAGGACTGTCTTCCTGAATGAGATTAAACTTCCACTCATGGTGTTTAATCAGCTCTTCAGTTTTCTCATACCTGTTGATTGTACTTTTAGTTGATAAACTCATAATTTACATTATTTAGTTGTTAGTCTTTTCTCCTGTTGAGGAGGTGTAATCATCTCTACAATTTTCATTTTCTCAAATTCAGCTTTAAAGAAACTTAGTCTTGTATCACCATTTCTACATTTTAGAAAGTGTAATACTAAAACCCGGTCATCTTCAATCACATACCTATCAGGGCCATAAAAC